TTTTTGTTTTACGCCGTTGATGCCTACACCAACACCTAACTGTACAGCGTTATCATACTGCATTGTTAGCGATACTGTTGCAGCATCGTTGTTTGCATACGCTAGTGCGCCATATTCTACGTTTGTTAGCATACAACCGTATAGTTCCCAAGTTTCTAATACACCTGGTGTGTTTGTACCGTTACCACCGTCTAGTATTTCAATACGTTCTACGAACTTGTAATCAATACCAGATGCAGCACTTGCTTGCTCAAAGAAGTCGAATTGCTTCTGTAGCTGTTCACCAACCATTTTTTGTACACTACCGTTTACATCATCACGTAATGTAAGTGTTACAGTGTTCCAAGTGTGTTTACCTGCTAGGTATACTTTTGAGTTATATACTGGTAATTCAATTGGATCAAAAGACACTGTTGGTCTTGCTGCATCAATAACCTGCTTTGTTAGTTCTTGTGTTTCTTTTGACACACCAAAGTTTTCTAGTGTTACACGGAAACGATATTGTAGTTTCGGCATTAGCAAACCTTGTGAGCTTGAGCTGCTATCGTTTGCTAATGGAACTGTTAAATTTAGTAGAGTTGAGATTGCCATCTATTTGTTTCTCCTTAATACACAAGTATTTATCTAATTAGGGCCGACTTTTGTCGACCCCAATTTTTATAGACCTGCTATCTCTCCTGTGTTTTTCAAGCGTAGCGGAATGTAAATAAATTCTACTGCTTTTACTGGTTCAATTGCAATATCTACATACAACTCATTTCTATCAATTCTAGCTGGTGTGTTGTTTGTTTCATCACATACAACTAGGAAGTCATAAAGTGCTCTTAGTCCAACTAGTTCAACCATCAAGCTCTCAACTTGCTGTTTGATTTCATCACGTGTGATTTTATCATTTGGTTCAAACAAGTATGGTTTTGCTAGGCTGTTTAGCTGGCTGCGTAGATACACAACTAGTCTTGCTACGTTTACTCTGTCTAGCGCACTTGCATTTCTTGCACGAGTCTTTTGACCAAACACTGTTATACCTGCTCCTGTTAGGAATGTGATTGGGTTAACATTGTTTGCATATAGTGTGTCTCTTTGACCTTCATTAAGTGCAATGCTTGTAAATTCGCCTTCACTGTTGATATAACCTGTTGCTGTAGCGTTGGTTACGCCACCACGTCTTGTACCTGCTGGTGCAAACCATGGATATGCAACTTGGTCATTTAGTGCAATAGTACGTAGTACCATGTGGCTTGGTGGAACAACAATGTTGTTTCCTGCATTATCACTTGTGAAACCACTTGGATAGTAAACGCCCAAGTATTCGTCACTTGTAACCAATCCATCGTCGTTGTCTTCAACTGCAAGTTCTTGGTTAGTTGTGTAGTTCAGCAATGATGTTGCATCACTTGGTAGTCTAAATGGTGTATCACCTACAACAAATGCTGTTAAGCCTCTGTCATAGTTTAGTGTTACCATTTCACCAATTAGTTCTGGATAACCTGGAGTTGCAATCAAGTTAAACAATCTTGTTTCGTTATCACGAATATCTTCGTTACTGTTCATCAATGATTGTAGTGCTTGTACAACAACTTTACGCTGTGCTTTACGTCCAAAGCTACCCGAGCCATCTGCTTCGTTAGCTGATTCAGTTACCCAACGGTGTGGATAGTAACTTGACATACTTGCATCGCCCATACGTGGGTTATCACCATTTACATCAATATAGTTACGTTCAAAACGTTTTACGTTAAATCCGCTTCTACGTAGGTTCCATAGTAGCATACCTTTTGGATATAGTGCTGGATCTGGTGCATCTGGATCTAGATAATTGCTTACTAGTAGATCTGTAATATCACCTGCTTCGTCGCTGTTAGCACCGCTTGTGTTATAACGTGCATCTGCAAACAACATACCATTTTCAGTTGTTTGATCTGTAGTATCAACTTCTACCCAAGGATTGCTTCCTGCTGCTGCTAGGATTGCATTGTATACATATACACGAGGATAGTTTTCTAAATCAGCTGTGCTAATCCAAATATCACCTGTTACAAGCGGAGAAGTATCTGATTGTTCAGTAGGCTCACTTGCACTTACAATAGGACCTGCTGGGTCTGTACCGTTTGCATAGTATGGTGCAGTTGCATCTTGATATCCAACCCATGTTGTGCCGTTGTGTACCATAATATCAACTTCGTCAATGATACTGCTGTACCATAGTGCTCCGTTATCTGCAATAGCAGTAGGTGCATCATCGCTTGCTGTGTAAACCAATGGCTTCCAGTTTGAAATTCTGTACTGGTCTCCACCTTCTGCATAGAAGTTTGCAGTTGGTGTACCACCACTTGCTGTTATACCAATAGCGTTTAGCAATCCACCTGCATCTACAACAACAATATCACCGCCAATTCTGTGTGATATTTTTACTCTGTTGCCGCTGTCAACACTTGCTACAACATTTGTAAGTCCTGCTGCGTTAATTGCATTTGCAATCACGTCTGCATCTGTTGCTGCGCCTGTTGCTACAACACTTATTGTTACTGCTGAAGTTAAGTTTGCATTGCCTTTTAGTGTTTCTTGTACAAACAATGTGTATGTACCTCCTGCAACAGTACCTGCTTCAACTTTAGCACTGGTTACATCTGTTGCACCTGTTAATGCTCTTGAATACAGTTGGAAATCTGCTACCGGATAATCTGAAATGTTGTCTAGATTTGTTTCAACATATACAGCACCTTGTGCTAGGTTTGCACCGCCACCTGATGCATCAAGTGCTGCAAGAGCTGCTTGATTATCAGATGCTAGTGGAGCATCGTAGCTATCCCATGTTTCTGTAGTTGCATTCCATGCTTTAACTCTCCAACGTGCGCCTGCATTTGGTTCAGTTGTTTTAACCCACATACTACCAGTTGGTCTGCCGTTGATTGTACCTGTGTTATCTGCTCTTTTGAAACTCGGTACTTGTGTGTGCTTGTCTATTGTTAAATCTGGTGCCATGTATGTACCAGCTGCAATACCTGCCCACTGTAGTGGTGTACCTGTTCCGTCAGCTAGTGTAAAGTCATCGTGTAAACCATCTGAGTAAAGATGAACTACACCTGCTTCTAATGTTGCGTAAATACCGCTTGGGTTAGCTGCTGTGTTAATATCAGTAACCATATCTGCTAGACTATCGTTAGCACCTGTTAATGTAACTGTAATATTTGCACTATCTGTTAGTCCAATTTCAAACTGTTGGTTTTGTGCTAGTCCAACACCGTTTGCAGTTGAAGATACCATTGGCCAGCTTAGTTTCCATTCTTCGCTACCAACTTGTACCCAAGTACCAGATGCAATACCTGCTGCGCTGTTTCCGCTTGATTTATACCATAGTCTAATTACGTTGCTTACTGCAACCATAGCGTATTCACCAATTGCTCCAACACTACCTTTAGGTGCATATGGCGAAGAACCTGAAGTTTGTGTTGAGTCAGTAATAACAATAGGAGATTTGTTTGTGAATGTTTGTCCGCCTGTTGTGCTTATTGCTGCACTATTCCACTCAAAAATACCCCATGTAGTTGATTGAGTGTCTAACCAGTAAGTACCGTTTGCTGGATTGTCTGCTGTTGCTGTAGCACTTGCATTGATAGCATTTAGGTCAATATCAGCACGTACAACAAACGCTCTATTGCTTACACCTAGATATGAATATGCCGCTTGTAATCCATATTCGTTTTGCTCGCCGCCGTTGATCGGATTGTTGTTAGCGTCAGTCTTAAATTCTGGATCGCCAAATGTTTCAACAAGATCACGCTGCGATGTGAGCAAGTATACTTTACCAGCATTTGCTGCTAGTGTGCCTGGTGCAATGCCTGTTCCTGCACCGTTAGTTTTATTTTCCGCTGTTGCGACAAATATAATTGGTGTTGTTCCTGGTTCAGCTGGAGTGTAAAAACTCTCGTCAATTACCGAAACCTGGACGCCTGGTGATACTAATGCCATTTTAATTTTC